AAGGTCCAGTAAAGAAACCATCCTCACTTCAACAATCCATTCCAATGAACAAGAAAGAAAAACTATATCATTTGTGAGGTACTAACTATTTTTACATAGATAAAAAACAAAAAATTTGGTCGGAAAAATTGCGGTGGGGCTTTGTGTGGTAAGGCTCTACCGTTTTTTGTATGAGGGAGTTATGCAAAAAATAAGAATGGTTAAAAATGGTAAATAATGGGTGGTTTTTGCATTATTTTTTGCATAACTTTAAGTGGTGTTTGATCGGTTTTTAAAATGATTTTAAAAATTTAAAATGGTTTTAAACTAGGCTTTTACCAATATGTACCACACGCCCGATAATTTGTAGGTTTTGAGCATCTTCATCAGATATAGCGATTGGGGGGTATTCGTCCTTGTTGTCACTTACAAGCTCAACTCCATCACATTTCATCTTAACCCGCTTAACCCATATATTTTCGCCGTGTTGGATTAGATAGATTTTATCATCACCTTTGATTTGATTACGGTTTAGATCCACAAGTAGTTGATCACCATTATTGATAGTCGGCTCCATTGAACGCCCATTAGTCCAAAATACGGCACATTTATCAGGGTTTACTCGTAGGCTTTGTAATAGGCTATCTGCATAAGGCTCTTTGCCATCGGGTTTGGTTACCCCCTCATTAAAGCTGCCAAATCCCGCAGAAACGTTGATACTGCTATAACTGGAAATCATTGTTACTGCATTTTCCGTTAAATCTTTTACTTTCTCTACCGCTCTTTCGATAGTTTTTTTAGGTTGATCGTCTTCGCCTGTGAGCAGGTAGTTTGGCGTAACGCCCAATTCATTAGCGATAGTAATAATCATTGATGCCTGTGGCTCACGTTCGTTCATTTCCCAGCCTTGTAAAGCTGATAATGATACATCAACTGCCTTTGCCAACTCTGGACGAGTTAAATTTAACCTTTCCCTTTGCTCTCTAATCCGATTACCTATCAAGGAATTATTTTTAAACTTTGAAGCCATAACTTTAAAAAATCCAATGTTAATTTTTAATGTTTTTAAAGTTTAAAATTCAATTTTAAAATCAATAAGTTATGGAAAGTTACTGTTAAATGATTAAAAAATAACTTTAAAAATTGACTTTTAAACTTTACGCAATTGATTTTTGAGTTTATTACCTCTTGCGTTAAGTCAATGGAGTTAATCAATGAGTACATTAAACGACACTAAAAAAACAGCAGAAGATTGGCATAGAGCCGACATCATCGCTGCTTTACATAAAAAAGGCTGGTCGCTTAGACAACTCTCTTTGCAACATGGATACAGTCAAGGAAGCACTTTAAAAAATGCACTAGACAGACCATGGCTTAAAGGTGAACGCATTATTGCTGATGCAATTGGTGTTCCTGCCGAAGAGATTTGGGCAGAGCGTTTCGCACACCGTAACAATAAAAAATTCGCTGAAAGATAGCGTAAAGAGGTTTTTATGAGTGGAAACAACTTAAAAACGCACTTTTCAGCAAAAGAATTATTAGCTTTTAGTTTATCCGCTTTACCTAATTCTGTGCAAGGAATTATTTATCAAGCTAAAAAACAAAATTGGGCAACGCAAAAAAGAGTTGGTCAAGGTGGCGGGAATGAATACGCCCTTGCATCAATGCCCGAAGTTATCCAAACCGAAATCCGTAAAAAATTTGCGGTTGATGTGGTGAAAGCTCAGCCCAAACAACTCCCCTCAGTGCGTGCAGAAGTGGATTTGGCGAACCTAACTACAAAACAACGCGAGATAGCAGATGCTCGAATGGCGTTGGTGCAGTATGTGCTAGAGCTTGAGCAGTCAATGAGCCGAATTAAAGCGGTGACTTATTTATGTGATCTTGCAAAAAATGGCAAGCTGCCCTCACACCTTGCTGAGCTAGTTGAAGTGGCAAATGCCAAGAAATCGGTTAAACGAACATTAAGCGTGCGTACCTTAAATGGCTGGGTGATTGATTTTTGCAAAGCGGAAAACGTAGAGCAACGCTTGAAATTGCTTGCTCCACAAGTGAAACAGGCGGTCAAGCCTGAAGAGATTTGGTGGCTAACCTCTTTTTTAGGTGTTTACCGTCAGAAAAATGGGATTTGTTTAACGGAAGCCTATCGTCAATTTGAAGTTGAATGGGCAAGTAATTATCAAGAAAACCCGATTTTACTCGCAGAAATGCCAAGTTTGAGCCAAGTGCAACGAGCGATGGCAAAGCTACCTCTCTATGTAAAAGAGTATGGCAGACGAACAGGCTCACATTACAAAACGTTATTGAGTTATGTAAAGCGAGACTGGTCAGCATTAAGAGCAAATGATGTGTGGATTGGGGACGGTCACGCCATGAAACTGAAAGTGGCTCACCCAATACATGACAAGCCATTTACCCCTGAATTAACCATGATTATTGATGGTGCAAGTCGAAAAATTGTGGGGTGGTCGATGGCATTAGCGGAAAACGCTTTTGCAGTAGCAGATGCACTACGCCACGCCATATCAACACATGGTGTCCCAGCTATCTACTACTCAGATAACGGTGGTGGGGAAAAGAATAAATTTTTAGATGCGGAAGTAACGGGGATGTTACCCCGCTTGGGTATCAAGCACGAAACAGGGATTGCGGGTAATCCGCAAGGGCGTGGGATTATCGAAAGATTAAACAAAACAGTGGGGTTATTGATTGCACGCCAGTTTGAGACTTACTACGGCACAGGAGCTGATCCTGAAACCACTCGCAAGGTGCTTTATGGTGTGAACTCTTTGACTAATGCGAAAGGCACAGCGCTTACACCAGTGCAAAAAAGAGCAAAAGGCAAGCTCCCGAGTTGGCAACAGTTACTGGATATGGTGCAACAAGTAGTCGATTGGTACAACCAAGAGCATATCCATAGCGAAATTAGATGTGTGCCAGCTAAGAAATATCAGCAGATGTTACACCCAGAAGATGTGGTCATGCTGACGGATATTGAGTTGCGTGATATGAGCCGACCTGAGTTTATCCGCACGCCTGAGCGAGGTTGGATAAGTTGGTGTAACAACAAATATTTTAATACCAAATTATTAGCGGTAGACGGGCAAGAAGTAGTGATTGGAATTGATATCCATAACGCCGAAAGCATACAGGTGCGAACCAAAGACGGCAGATTTGTATGTGATGCGATTTGGAATGGTAACACAAGAGAAGCCTTTCCAGTGGCGATGGTGGAACAACAGCGTAAAGAACGCCATCAACGTCGCAGTAAGCTCAAAGAACGACAATTGGCAGAGATTGATGCGGAGCTTAATCCTGTTATTACGATTGAGCATAAACCTGATTTTAACTTGTTGGCAACAGCAAGTAAGCCGAAAAAAGAGCCTGTGCCGCTTTTTATGTTGCAGGCAGATAAAGAAGAGTATTAGAAAAAGAAGTTAGCAGTGGGGAGCTAAGGCTCTAGCTTATTCTTCTCGCAAAAATCGTAATACTCACGAAAAGCCTTGTGGTGCAAATTGCTTATTTCACAGGTGGGTTCTTGGCAAAAACCATGCAGTGTTGATGTTCTTAACTTGTGAATAAATAAGTGGGCATTTAGTAAAAACTTAGGATCTTTATATAAGAGACTTTCTTCAACTTGCTCTTGTAGGTTGTTAATGCAGTCTTGCGTGGTGGTTAAATCAACGGCTCTATTTTCTGCAAGTATTTGCATTAAATCAGCAAGCCAAGTTTTTAGTAATTCATTTTCGTGATGAAGTCTAGTGATAGCGTTTTCAGCTTGTTCTAGGCGATTTAATAGTTCAGTAGAGCTCATAATTTTTCCTTTAAATAAGAAATTAACAAATTATAGGAGTTTTCAAAATGAAAAATCAACAGCTTAAAGAATTTATGCAAGCCCAAGGGTTAGGGCAAAAGCAAGTAGCGAATGCCTTTGGTGTATCTGTGACAACGGTGAGCCAGTATCTAAGTGGTAAATATCAAGGTAACTGCGAAGAATTAGACCGCAAAATAGATGAAATGCTCGAACGCCAGAAAGCTAAAGTAGTTGAGGCTAAATATAACGCTGAATTTGTACCAACTTTAGCAGCAAAACGTGGAATGGAAGTGATGCAGTTTGCTCATGTGGAAGGCGAAATTAATGTGATTTTTGGGGCGGCAGGCTTAGGAAAAACGCAAATGTTGAAAGAGTACGCTCGAAGAAATAGCTCTGCTGTGTTGATTGAGGTTGATCCGAGTTGCACACCGAAAGTGCTACTCCGCAAGATTGCGGAATCGGTCGGGGCAACGGCTCGTGGAATTAATAACGAGCTCTTAGACAGTATTGTAAGCAAACTTAAAGGCTCGGAGCGGTTGTTAATGGTGGATGAAGCGGAGTTGCTCTCTACTCGCTCGCTAGAGTTTATCCGCCGTATCCATGATTTATCAGGTATTGGGGTGGTGTTGGCTGGTATGCCTCGCTTGTTGGTTAATCTCAAGGGTAAAAATAACGAGTTAGCACAGCTCTATAGCCGAGTGGGTTTTGCGTGCGATTTGGGTAATGCCCTACCTGATGATGATTTAGCGTTATTGGCTGAATCTGCATTAGGTACAGATGAGTTTAACGCACCACTGATTAAAGCGTGCAAAGGTAATGCACGCCGATTAAGCAAACTGATGCGTGGTGTGGTGCGGTCGAGCGAAATCAACGGCATCCCAATTAGTGCTGAGTTGGTTGAGCGTTATGCAGGTATGTTGATTAGTTAGGTGGGCAGATGACGTACCGTCAAATTTATGCGGCGTACCGAGGAGATGAGAACGTGGCAGACGGTACGGCGGAGGAGTTAGCCAGTAAGTTAGGGGTTAAGCTCAAAACCATCAGGAAATGGGCGACACCAAGTTATCACAAACGCAATAAAGGTCAAAGATTGATTATTGTCAAAATTGGAAAAGAGGAGGTTTAGGGTGAGAGATAAACATAAGCAAAAATATACTATAAACCGTGCGAATCAAATCGCTTACAAATACCTAAAGCAAACACAAAAAGCAATTATCCATTGCAATGCCTTAGGGTTTACGGTGTTAAAAATTGATTTTATGGGGATTAAACCGCGAATAGAGGTACAGATAAGTGGCAATCAAAGCATAGTTAATGAATTGATAGAGTCAAGAAAAGCGGTGAGATATGCCTTTGGGAACAACGAAAACCTAGGACGTTGGGAGGGATACTACACAATGTTAGAGGGTATCCGAGTTTGTTGGCAAAGTAAAAGACAGGAGTAATAAATGCAAAAAATACTGATTATTTTAACCGCACTTTTAGCCTTATCTGCTTGCGATGAACCATGGCAGAAAACAGAAAGAAACAAAACTTACTACGGTGGTTTACTTGGGCGAATAAGTGAGGTTTGCATTGATGGTGTGACTTACCTAGTAGTGAATGAAAAAGGCATCACCCCGAAAATCAACGCAGACCACTACCCTTATATCTGCAATGCTAAAAATACTGATATACCACAATAATAGGAGAGAAAAATGTGTGAACCAATAACTAAAGAAGAATGCAAAGCTCAACTTGAAGAGTTAGGTGTGCAATACAAAAAACTGCCACTCACTATAACAAAACATATTTGTAATGCAACCACTGAGATATATGGAAAAATCTTTAAGGTTAGCATGGTAGAGCGAATTGGCTATGGAGTACAAATCAGAACAGAAGGCAATGAGAAATCTTGTCTAGTGACTTACGAAGCTATGCTGAATATAGCAGAAGCAATGGGATTATTTGATGAAGATAAGGAGTAAAAAATGAGCAAACAAGTGATTAATGGCAAGACCTACTGGCAAGATGCAAAAGGAGGTTTAGTGCCTGACGAAATGATAAAGCAAATCGACAAAGAGCGAGATGCTTTAGTGCAAAAGTGGATTACTAAAGCCAAACAGCTACATGAGCAGATGGTTGATTTTAAAGGCAGTATCTTGGTGATATCCAAGCCTTTGTTGAATTATCCGCTGAAAAATACGATGCCAAATTAGGTGGTGAAAAAGGCAATGTCACATTATTTAGCTTTGATGGCAAATACAAAATCCAACGAGCAATTAGCGAAACGTTGCAGTTTGATGAGCGTATACAGGCAGCTAAAACGCTTATTGATGAATGTTTAGCAGAATGGTCGAAAGACTCTCGTCCTGAGCTTAAAACCATTATAGACAGAGCATTTAATGTCGATAAAGAAGGTAATCTAAACACAGGCAGAATCTTAGAGTTAAGACGAGTAGAAATCCAATACCCACGTTGGCTTAATGCGATGCAAGCCATTATTGAAAGCATACAAGTGGTTAGCTCTAAGTCTTATGTGCGTTTTTATGAGCGAGTGGGTGATAGTGACCAATATCAACCGATTAGCTTAGATATTGCAGGTGTTGCAAATTAAAGCCCTTTTCAACGCTCTTTAAACCTGATTTAAGGGGCGTTTATAAAGTGTTTTAACCAACAATAAGGGAGGTAAATTATGCCTAAATATTTAATTAGAGCTGAGTGTTTGGTGGAATTTTTAGTCGACGCAGAAAGCCTAGAAGTGGCTATGGCACTAGATTGTGATGCCTTAGATGCACAGCCAAAAGAAATTAATGAAGTGTATCACATTTATGAGGGGGAAGAACGCTAATGCTAAACCCTGAAGAAAAAAGAGCTATCAACGAAAACATAGCCTACTGCATAGAGCAGCTTGAAGAGGCACAAAAATACTTACGGGATGGCGATATCAATGCATCCCATATTTTTGTAGCAAACAGCTTTAAAAGACTGCAAAACGTAAAATTAAAATTACAGATAGGGGGGAATCAAAAATGACTCTTAAAGAAGAACTAAAGCTAGTAATTAATGCTCATTTACCAAAGGCAGTATGGGGAGAGGTGGAAAGAGTTAAATATTACTTAACTTTCCCCTTTGCCACTAAATCCATTGATAAAAAAATGGCGATGAAGATTAAATCCTTGAAAGGTGTAAGTAAGTTTTATGCTCGCAGACGGAAAGATAAAATGGTGTTTGTATTTATATTTTCAAAGAGATTTTTTGATTGATTGGGGTGATATAGATGAATAAAAGAGACCGATTACTTAGCAAAATTAAAAAATTGCTTGCTTTATCTAAATCAGCTAATCCACACGAAGCTGCTACAGCATTAAGACAGGCTCAAAAATTAATGCAAGAGCATCAAATACAGCAAAATGAGGTAGAAATTACTGAAAAAGCAAATCCACAAAAATTTGCCCAAAAAGCACCACAATATATTCATAACCTATGCGGTGTGATTAATAAAGCATTTGGTGTGAGTTGTTATTTGCAAGGCGATGGTTACCCAATTAAAAGCCATGTAGTATTTTTTGGGCAAGATGAACGCTCTGAAATAGCCTCTTATTGCTTTGATGTGCTGTTTAGACAATTAAATACTGCTCGTAAAGCCTTTAATACTGGACAAAGCAAGCGATTAAAGAGGAGTACATTGATTAGTCGTGCAGAAGCATTTTGCGAAGGTTGGGTAGATGGGATTTATCAGTCTGTTAGAGAATTTGCACTAAACCTTACAGAACAAGAGAAAACGGCTTTAGCGAATTATCATCAAATCTTGCGTGAATAGCGAAATTTTGCAGAAAGTAAAGTGCGTTCGGTGGGTGATACTTGCGAGAGAACGGGGGATAGTGCAATGTGGCAAGGCTATCAACAGGGTAAGAAAGTAAAGCTAAACCATGGTGTTAAAGGTAAAGAGCAAACAAAATTAACGATGAAATCATAGGAGAAAAAGAAAATGAGTGAATTATTTGATGAACATAACCCAAAAATCTGTTTAGAAGTAATTTTTAAAAATAGTCATGAAATTTACGATGTAGTGATTGATGCTAATACAAAGGTATTAGGAGGAAAGTTGAGCCTCTCCCATAATT